ATGTCAACACTTAAAGTCAACACAATTCAAGATGCAAGCGGTGGTAACGCTTCAACCGCAGCAGAGATTGCTGAAGGTAGAATTAAACTCTGGATAAATTTTGATATGAACGCTGGAAGTATAACAGACAGTTTTGGATTTAGTTCTATTACTGATGATGGAACTGGGCTTTTTACTATTACTTATTCTTCTGCATTTTCTAATACAAATTATTGTATTTTAACTGGACAGGCTGCAAAAATTACAGATGATACTGATAATCGCTATATTTCTAGAGTTAGAGATAAATCTACAACAAATATGAATGTAGAACACAATTTTATTGAAAATGGTACTAGCAATAGATTTGATTCAAGATTTATGTATTTTGCTATTTTGGCTTAACCCCATTAAAATATAATAAAAGAAAAAACTTATGGCAAATTCTGATTCACGATTTATTTACACTAATGATGATGGTTCTATTAGTATCGTTATTCCAGCAGATAATACAGATTTAACATTAGACCAAATAAAAGATAAAGATTGCCCTAGCGGAAAGACAGTTTATACTGTTAATAAATCTGCAATTCCTACAGACAGGAGTTTCAGAGATGCTTGGACTTATTCGGAGTAAATTATGGGATTTGGTGTTGACATGGCGAAAGCCAGAGAAATTCACAAGACAAAAATAAGAGAAGCAAGAACACCTTTGCTTGCTGCACTTGATATTGAATTTCAAAAAGCACAGGAAACTTCAGCTAGTACAACTGATATTGTTGCTAAAAAACAAGCATTAAGAGATGCCCCTGCTGATTCTGGGATTGCAGCAGCTTCAGACGAAGCAGCACTTAAAGCACAATGGAATACAAGTGTTCTAGGAACATCTCCATATAGCTAATGGCAATAATTCCAGGAAAGAAAAACTTTACTGTCGAAAGGAGAGCAGATTTTCCTATAAAATTGACATTTAAAGATTCCACTGGATCGGCAATAAATTTAACTGGGTATACTGTCGCTGCACAAGTTTACGATGAATCACGAACCACAAAATATGCTGATTGGGCGATAACATATACAGATAGAGCTAATGGAATTATTGATATGAATTTATCTGACACAGATACAGCAACTTTCACTCCAAATGTTTTGAAATATGATGTATTACTAACAGAACCAAGTGGTAGCAAAAACTATTATTTAGAGGGTACACTATTTGTAAGTGAGGGTTACACAGTATGAGCAATCCTAATCAAGTTGTAGTTAGTCAGGTATCTGATGTAACTACAGTTGAGATCACAACGCAAGGGCCACAAGGTCCTGCTGCTGCTGGTGTTACTTTTGATGTTACTGGTAAAGTTGACAATGCCATCTTTTATTACCACGCTGCATCTGATACCTTTAAAGCAGATTCAACAACTACCAAACTAACACTCGTAGACGGAGGAAACTTCTAGTGGCTAACACAATTAGGATAAAAAGATCAACTGGATCATCAAACCCAGGGTCATTAGAAAATGCTGAAGTTGCTTTTAGAGAAGGTGATGAAGTCCTAATCTATGGTACGGGCACAGGAGGATCTGGAGGTTCAGCTACAAGTATTATTCCTATCGGTGGTAAGGGAGCATTTTTTGATAAGGCAACAACAAGAACAACAAACCATGTATTAGCTGGTGCTGCTTCTGGAAGTGCGGCTGCACCTACATTTAGAGCATTAGTAAGTGATGATATTCCTTCAATAGCACATACAAAAATATCTGATTTTGATGCAGGTGTAAGAGTAAATACATTGGCAGAAATGGCTGCTCCTGCTGCTGCTGTATCTCTAAACTCTCAGAAGATTACATCGTTAGCAGATCCTACTGCTGATGGTGATGCTGCAAATAAAGGATATGTAGATGGTGTTGCACAGGGATTAGACATAAAAGATTCTGTAAAAGTTGCAACTACAGCAAATATTACACTTTCTGGAACGCAAACTATTGATGGTGTTGCGGTTTCTGCTGATGAAAGAGTTTTAGTTAAAGACCAAAGTACAGCAAGTCAAAATGGTTTATATCTTTGTAAAGCAAGTACATGGACAAGAACTGATGATTTAGCTGCTGGTGCTGACGCTGCTGGTGCTTTTGCCTTTGTTGAGCAAGGAACTGTTAATGGCGATAATGCGTTTGTATGTAGTTCAGACAAAGGAAGTGCAGTCACAGGAACAAATAATCTAACCTTTGTTCAGTTCTCTGGTGCTGGTCAAGTAATAGCAGGAAATGGACTAGATAAATCTGGTAATACTTTATCTGTTGACCTTAAGGCTAATGGTGGACTTGTAATTGAATCTACTGAAGTCGCTGTTGATCTTGCTGCTAGTTCTATAACAGGTACTCTTGCAGTTGGAGATGGAGGTACAGGATCAACCTCTGCTTCGGCTGCTAGAACTGCTCTCGGATTAGCGATTGGAACGAATGTACAGGCTTTTGATGCACAATTAACCGATATAGCTGGTTTAACTCCAACAGATAGCAACTTTATTGTTGGTGATGGATCAAACTTTGTTCTCGAATCAGGAGCTACAGCAAGAGCATCTTTAGGGGCACAGGCATCGGCAACAGACTTAACAAACTTATCTTCCTGTCAATCTGGTGGATCTGCTGCTTTAGCTGCTCTTACTTCAACAGAAATTGGTATTCTTGACGGAGCAACTGTAACGACTGCTGAATTAAACTTAATTGATGGTGGAACATCTGCAACTTCAACAACACTTGCAGCAGCAGATAGATTTCTTTGTAATGACGCTGGAACTATGAAACAGGTAGCACTATCTGATCTGGTTACATTCCTCGAAGATGAATCAGCATCTAGTTTCGACATAGATGGGGGATCGTACTAGAATCTAATTAATAGGAGAGCGATCCAATGTCAAACACAATTAAGCTAAAAAGAGGTAGTGGTAGCGATCCAGGTGCTAGTGACCTAGTTGTTGGAGAAGTAGCGGTAAGAACAGATACGGGTAAATTATTTACGAAGAAAGATGATAATTCTATAGCTGAAATATCAGGTGGAATAGATGATGGAGATAAAGGAGATATTACAGTATCGAGTTCTGGATCTGTATTTACTATTGATAATGATGCTGTTACTTATGCAAAAATACAAAACGTATCAGCAACAAACAGAATTTTAGGTAGAGATTCTAGTGGTGCAGGGGTAATTGAAGAAATAACACCAGCTAATTTACGCACCATGTTAAACGTAGAAGATGGTGCGACAGCAGATCAAACAAAATCAGATATTGATGGACTTGGAATCGCAGCTTCTACAGCAGCAACACTAGCTACAGCAAGAAATATCGGTGGAGTTTCTTTTAACGGATCTGCAAACATAAATTTACCAGGTGTAAATACAGGAGGAAACCAAGATACATCAGGAACAGCAGCGATAGCAACTACAGTAACAGTTGCAGATGAATCTTCAGACACTTCTTGCAATATCTTATTTGCGACTGCTGCGACAGGTAATCTCGCTCCAAAATCAGGAACTAACTTAACTTTCAACTCTTCATCAGGAGTTTTAACAGCTACAGGATTTGCTGGTGCGTTAACAGGAAACGTAACTGGCGATGCTTCTGGATCATCAGGATCTTGTACAGGAAACGCTGCTACAGCAACAGCTTTAGCTTCTGCTCGAACCATAGCTGGTGTTTCTTTTGATGGAACTGGCAATATTTCTTTAAATAATAATGCGATTACAAATGGTGCTGGCTATATAACTACAGTTGCAGATACAACAATTGCTCCTTCTACTATTGATATGGAGGATAATGAAAAAATAAAACTTGGAAATTCAGATGATTTAGAATTGTATCACGATGGAAGTGATAGTTACATTGATGATGCAGGGGTTGGTTCATTATTAATAAGAACAACTACAAATAGTAACGTCAGCATAAAAAGTAGTTCTGCATTTATGGCAAAATTTCAATCTGGAGATAGCGTTGAACTTTATCACAATGGAACAAAAAAAGCGGAAACAGCTTCAGGAGGTTTTACAGTCTCAGGAACTTGTACAGCAACAGCTTTTTCTGGTGATGGATCTTCATTAACAGGAATATCGGCTGGTGCTACTGGAGGGGGAAGCGATGAAATTTTTTACGAGAATGGGCAAAATGTAACTACTGACTATACTATTACTAATGGCAAAAACGCTATGTCTGCTGGTCCGATCACTATAGATAGTGGTGTTACTGTTACTGTAGGATCAGGTGAAACTCTTACTATTGTTTAATTATGAAAGCAATTATTGAAAAACAAATCCTTGAATGGAAAGAAGAACTAGCAAAACAGGTAAAAACTAAAGAGCAAGCTGAAAAAGTTTTAGCTGAAAGTAATAGAAATATACTTATGATCGAGGGCGGTTTACAGGCGAAGGAGTTGTTACTGCGGAAGATCGAGTCAGAAAACCAGCCATCAGGTATAGTGGAGCTAAACCAAGAATCAAAGCCAAAACCATCAAAGTAATTGGCACACTTGCTTTTAGGAGGGCATCTTTAATCATGTTTCAAAAAATCGCTAACATTCTTTCTATAGTTTCCTTCGTATTGGTGTCATCTGTCATCGGTGGAGGGTACTTTGGTTATAAATATGTAACATCAGAACAATT